AGACGTTATCTATATAGACCTGGCGATTCGCATTCGTGCCCCATCGGGCAACGAGGTTGACCTGAGTGAGATCATTGAATTCTTCAAAGCATTGCGAGGCAGCGGATTTAATATCTCCAAAATCACTTACGACCGATTTGAAAGCCGGCATAGTGTGCAAATACTAAAACAGTTTTCGTTCGTCGCTGAACAGAAAAGCGTGGTCTTGGAGGATTATGTATTGTTCAAAAGACTGTTGGCTGATGGTGTGGTTAATATGTATCCATATTCGCACTTGATAACTGAGATGGAAGAGTTGGAGACCCATCTTGATACTCGTCCAAGTCACCCTGAGCCAGATGGCTCTGACGACGTGTGCGATGCCGTCACCAGCGTCGTCAGTCAGCTTGGCGTGGGTAGGGTAGAGGAGCGGCCGGCAGGAGAAAATGTAGATAGATGGAGTGCAAAATTTCCGAACGTCTTTTGATGGGTAGTATAATGATGTTATCTAGTTGGCTAATCGGGGTTAGGCGATGAATAATAGTATAGAACAATCAAAGGATCTTCGAGCATATCGGGTTGAACTCGATCTGACGAATAAGCAGAGGTCTATGTTTTTGCAATATGCAGGTACAACTAGGTATGTATACAATTGGGGGCTAGAGAGGAAGATCGAAGAATATCAAAAAAACGGGAAGTCTTTGTCGGCCTATGATCTGATGGGGAAACTGATTGCACTAAAGCATGGTGACCCTGTTTTTGCATGGTTGTCTGTTGTTAGTAGTAGGGTTTCGCAGAATGCCCTGTTGAATCTTGAACGGGCATTTAGTGGTTTCTTTCGTAGGATCAAAAACAAAGAAAAGCCTGGCTTCCCGCGATTCAAGAGCAAGAATCGCGGTGTTGGGGGATTTAAACTTAATCTGAATGTTACCGCGACTGCATCCAAGATTAAACTTCCTAACATCGGTTGGGTGCGATTCAAGCAGAAGAATTACATGCCAAAGGGTAAGTATAAGTCTGCGGCAATAACTGAACATGCCAGACATTGGTTTGTCTCTGTGTTGGTAGAATGTGAGCCAGCCGCTGTATCCAATGGCGGTACGGCTGTTGGTGTTGATGTTGGTATCAACCACCTTGCGGTTACTTCTGAAGGCCAAGTCTTTGATAATCCAAAAGCCTACAAGTGTTTCCAGCGTAAGATTCGCAAGCAGAACAAGTCTTTGTCTCGTAAGCAGAATGGTAGTCACAATAGGAAGAAAGCCAAGAGCATTCTAGCGAAGACCTACTACCGTATTTTCTGTATTAGGAAAGATGCCCTGCACAAGGTAACAACCGCGCTGGCCAAGAACCACAGTCAGATTGCGATTGAAAACCTGAATGTGCAGGGCATGGTTAAGAATCATCGTTTGGCGGGATCGATCATGGATGCAGCGTGGGGAGAGTTCCGTCGGCAGTTGGAGTACAAGTGCCGTTGGTATGGGAGTGAACTTGTTGTAGTGGATCGTTTCTTCCCATCATCCAAGACTTGTTCCTGCTGCGGGCACAAGAAGGAAAGTCTCGCGCTTGGTGAACGCGAGTTCACATGTGAGATGTGCGGCATGATCTTGGATAGGGATCTGAACGCCGCAAAGAACCTATTGGTCGCCGCCAGGAAGGCGGAGACGGTAAACGCCTGTGGAGAGGAACCGGCACAAGCGGCCTCGATGAAACAGGAATCTGGCGGAGGCGAAAGCCTCATAAGTCCAGTCCTAACAAGGAGTTCCCTTGCTTTGGCGAGAGAATAATTCCGATTCCCGTTGATCTTTTGATGAATCGTATAATAGAGGTGGGGTGTTCCCTTCAAAGGAGGTTCTATGTTCGGCATCTCTCCGATCCAGGCTCTTAAGGCCCTGTTCGCCTACGGTCCCGGCCATCCGCCGCAGGCCCGAATGCACGACCCCTCGGCCAACCTGGCCAACGTCCTACAGCGCGCCGACGCCTTCGTTGACCCCGCATGGGCCTTCTACGAGAACCAGATGAAGGTCGGCGCTGCTCGCCTGCAAATCTACAAAGAAATGGAAGAGATGGACGCCGACGACATCGTTGCCGCCGCCGCTGAATTGTATGCCGAAGACGCAACGCAGATGGACACCGTAACCGGCAAGACAATCTGGGTGAACAGCAAGAATCCAAAGATCAAGGACATCGGCGATGCTTTCATGGATGATATTGACGCCGAAGATAAGGCTTATCCCATTTGCAGAAACTTGACGATGTATGGCGACGACTTTGAGAATACTCTCCAAAGCATCAAGGACGACGGTAATCCCGGCGGCATCGTTGGTATAACCAACATCCCGCAATCGGAGATCCACCGTCATACAGACGAGCTTGGCAGGTTGATGGGCTTTTCGCGTGGGCCAATTCCAGACTTGAAGCGGATGAGTATGCCGTGGGATTATGTGCATTTCCGCCTGCTCGGCCTGCGGCGGCATGGCGACTATGGGACGCCGCTTTTCGTCAACGCTAGAAGATTATTTCGGTCTCTTAGAATGCATGAAGACGCCCTCACTTGCTATCGATTAAAAATGGCACCAGACCGGCTGAAGTTCATGATCGACTGTAAGCAGATGTCGCCTGCGGACAGGTATCGCTTCATCAACGAGTTGCGGCAGCAGTTCCGCAAGCGCAATGCGATTGATCCGGCGACTGGCCAGTATCGCACGGACCTTAATCCCATGAGCATAGATGATTCAATTTGGTATCCGCTTGGCGAGGACGACAAGACCGACATTGGCAAGATTGTTGGAACGCAAACGATGGGCAATGTCCTAGACGTGGACTATATGAGAAGGCGCTTGTATTCTACGCTAAAGGTCCCCGCAGAATATCTTGGTTTTTCGACGGGTCAAAAAGCGGGCTTCCTATCGGCGAGTAGCCTTTCCATCCAGGACATTCGTTTTGCGCGTGGAGTGCGGCGCATTCAACGCAGCTTGATTGATGGGTTTACGAGGCTGCTCAAGATTCACTTATGCTGGTGCGGTGTGGATGTGAATACCAAGGAGAACGAGTTCAGTATACTGATGAATGCCGTGAGTTACCTGGATGAGATACAGAAGGGCGAGTATTTGAAGCTGCGTGCCCAAACGATGGCTTCGCTGCAATCCATTGGCGAGAAGTTGGGGCTGGATCAGTCGGTGTGGATGAAGTATGTGTGGAAGTTCAGCGGGTTCCCGGAAGAGGTGGTATTCCCTGGCGGGACACAGGGCGATCCGGTGGAGTTGACGGGTGAGGTGATGGTTGAGCGGAAGGAGTTGGAGAAGATACGTGAGGTGTTGTCGGATGGGTCGGTGCGCAAGATGGTCCTAGAGGCCACTTCGCTGTCAAATGGGACGTTCATGGAGAAGTGGCCCAAGAGCCGGGTGTGGGATGATGAGTTGCCGACGCCACACATAGCCAAGCGGGTAGTCACCGAGACTGCGGATGGGAAGAAGGCAACGAAGGAGATATTGGTGCGGCGATCTTTGGAAGAGTCGAAGAGTGAGGTCAAGAAGGTGCAGGAGAAGTATGCGGGCAGCACGAAGGGACAGAAAGACGTGGCGACCGGACAGAGGGCGCTACAGGAGGTTAAGGAGTTCGCGGCGATCAGGAAGCCGATTTGGGGCGAAGGGATCTAGGAACAGGGTGAAAACAGAGGAGGTGCAAAATGGATGACGTGCGGGTGTTGTCGGACAGTAGGTTGCGGGAGATCGTGTTGCGGGACTTCACCGATGTGCTGCTTGCGGCGCATGATCAGGCAAGCAAGCCTGAAAATGTGGGCAAGGAGAGCAAGGAGTTTCGTGAAGGGGTCAAGGTGGGGTCGGAGGCCATCCACCTGCGTCGGCGCGTTGGGGTGGAGGTTGTGTATGATGATGTTGCACAGGAGGCGTCTTTGATGTCGGGAACGGTGAAGATTACTGCGGCGCAGGGTACGCTAACGCAGGGATGCTTGACCAAGTGGTTGTTGAAGATGGCTGGCGGGACGCCAGGTGTGCAGTGTTGGTCACTGGAGTCTTACGGGAGGTGAAAATGGTTACTACTTCGGCTGGTATGACGCCACAGTTTCCACAGCAGGATCCGGCGGACTACGATGGTCCGTCAAATCCCTTTGGTCCGCCCAATCCATTTGATATGGCCGACGCGCTCGGGAGTGTGGCGTCAAAGGCGGGCGAGCAGAAGAAGGAGGGCATGAACATGCCATTGATTCGAGAGGACTTGCCATCATCGGGACTGCGCGAGTGTGTAGATCACAAGTGGAACATGGCCGGCAAGGACGGAGAGATGATTGTGCTGGCTTGTGCCAAGTGCGGGAAAACCATACTGAGCAAGCCAGAGACGAAGCAGGAATCAGCAGCCGAATCAAAGAGCAAGTTGCTGATGGAAGGTTAGTTGTGTCTCAACGTCCGGTATTCAGCATTCGTGCTGGGCAATACAATTCACCCTATGGCAACTTGATTGTGACGCCAGAGGGTGAAGGTTGTGTTGTGAAGGTGTCGGGCGTTGGGGCTTGCTGGCATCTTGATGGCATGGGCAAGTTCGTTTCTTGCTCTTATGAATCAAACGGCAGGGCGGTTGTGCCGGCGCTGTCAAGGCAGACGCTGTTGCACTGTGAGCACTTCAACTTTGATTCTGATGAGTTGTTGTTCGTGGTGCCGTATCTGAATAGTCATGCCGTGTGTTGCCAGCAGTGCATTCAGGTGTCTGGTGCGATTATTGCTGACAGGGTGAGGATGGTGGATCGTGCGGTGTGGGATGAGTTCGTGAAAAGGCGTCAAGGGAAGAATATCGTTTCAGTGGAGGTGCAGGATGGCTAGGGACTGGTTTCTTGTGCAGACGTTGACTGCGGAGTATCTGGTGGAATCCGACTATGAACATGATGGCGAGGGGAAGGTTCCTACACTTGA